AGCCACATACGCATTCATTTCCTGCGGATTTTGCATGGTCTGTTGAACCGCCATAATCTGCTGTTGTGCGTCCTGCGGATCAACAGCACCTGTTTGTATAGCAAGTTGCATCTGCTGAATTTGCTGCTGAACTCCGGACATAGCCTGCTCTCGCGCAAGGAACGCAACATGCTCTTGTATGTGCGCTTGAAGAGCCGTCATTGCGATGGGATTGTTCTGAACAAACGCAGATTTCAAGAACGTGACATGCGCCTTGATGTGGGCGTCATGATTTTGATCAGGGAACGCTTGCAAAGTGGTTCCGACAACTGCACGGCCGTTCTCCATTGCTGGGTCCATTGGCTGAGGTTCTTGCGGCGGCGGAAGTATTTCCTCAATGTTCTGAATCTCCAGAGCTTGGTACATACGTTTGTACGCCTCATGGAGATTGTGCATCTGCGGGTTGCTCTGGGCAAGTTTCAACTGCTCCTGAGCAAGCGCCACGCGCTGCGCCATCGAAAAGATATTCGGATCACTGACCGGAAGGATATCAACACGACCGTCGAAGTCTTGCTGCAGGATCTGCTGCGGCGCCCCGTTAGGCAATTGATACGGGTACGCCTGTACGTTTTCCTGTACAATACGCGCCAGAATACGGAACTCTTTCTTCTGCGCGTAGTGCAACCGCTTATGGATCGCGGACATGACCTTCATGCCACGCTCTAAGAGCGCCACAGTCGTTCCCACAGGTGCTTCCTGACCCATGTTGGAGGCCTGTTGGTCTGCCACAGACACGAAGCGTCGGCCGCCCTCCACAAGCGCTCCGAGCAACTGTGCCAACGTTGCCGATGGTTCCTTGTACGGTAGCGGCATGATCGACTCGCGGATCGCCCCGCCCGGAGCGTCAATATCACGCCACTCGCCCGGCTGAATCGGCTCATCCGCGTTACGAACGCGAATACCGCGTGCTTTGAAGCCGCCCGGCAAATTGGACAACGTGCCAGCGTCAATCAACTGACGCAGGATACTGGTAGCAGCGCGCCCCAGCCCGCCGATCATATGCGTCAAACCAAAGCCGTAGAAACCGAGGCCCGGCATAAATTTGTAATGCACAAAATACGGTATCGCTTTGCGCAACGGGTCCTCTTGGCGATAGTTACGCCGAATGCCCAGTATGGTCTGGCTGTCCTTGTCGAGAGTGACAATGTACGGGAGCTTCAGGCCGGTAATCTCACCATTGACGTCTGTGTCTTCAAAACCCTCAATATCCAACTCAACGTGCATCTCGAGCAACGTCCGAACATCGTCGGAGAAACTCTTAGTAACACCTTGGATCTCGCTTACCTTGTCATCGACCTCGTCCTCATCGCCAATACCACCAATGGGAAGATCAACATCGCGATAGAAACCACCAAGCTGTTGCTTGAGAATTTCGTTGTCAGTCATCTTCAGCACGTGCGTAATGCGCGGCGTCGTGATCAAATCAGTCGCTGAGTACGGAACAACAACGTCCTGCGCCGGGATGAACTTAGACACCGGACGGCCGAGAATATTGTCAAAGTAAATCTTCTTGAACGTAGACCCTGACAGCGGAAGATAGAACAGGAGTTGATCCATATCCGGATCAAACTCTTCCATCTCCTCAGTAACGAGGTAGTTCATGTAGTGCTTAACACGCGCCGCCTGCGCCTCAGTTTCTTGGTTCTGAAGCCCCGCGATACGTGTTTGAACTGGCCCGCCAGACGGGAGGAGTTCTTTGTACGCCTGCGCTTGGAACTGGACAACCGACTCGGACACCAGTGGATGTGTCACCGCAGAGGCACCCTCAAACGGCTCTGTGCGCTCGTCTTCCATCTTAGCGCCTAAGAGCTCGAGACCTTTGACGTAGGTGTTCTCCCAGTCAGACCGAGACTCAAGGTCCTCCTCATACGAAGCGACCAACTCGCTGGCCAACTCACCCAACACTGAGTCATCCAGATACTCAGCCAAGTTGTCCTCGAACGCGATCATCTCAGCGCCGGCCGCAGCCTCAGCTTCTGCCGCTTCGATCATGGATCGCACTATCGCCGAGCCGTCTTCTTGCTCGGTGACTTCGGCCCCACCCTCAAAATCTACAGGCTCATCAACCATGACCTCCTGTGTACCGAGAAGAGGGTCGACCGGGGTCGCACTCAACGGCGCGTCAACCATAGAACCCTGAAAGCGCGGCGGTAAGGCCATCAGTAATACTCCCGTTTACGAGGTATGAACTCTTCTTCGTCATCCTCATCTACATGTAGCGATATCAGACCGCCTTGTCTAAACCGCATCAAAGCCAGCGTCATGGAGTCGACGTAATCGTCGTGATCCCCAGCGGGGAAAGACGCAACTTCCTCAATGACCTCATCGGCAAACCGCTTGTTTTCCGGTGCCCATACTACACCAGATTCAAATAAAGGGGAAACCAAATGCATTCTGGTCGTTTTGTCGACACCCCCGCCCCCGGCCTTACGCCCCGGAGAAAACCCAACAGCAGGGATTCCGCGCTTGCGTAACTCGTCAATCAGCGGACGACCGCTGGCTTTAGCTTCGACGATCACCATGTCCGGCTCCCAGTAATCGTGCTCACTGAACGCGATCTCTTTTAACTCCGGAAAGTTCCACCGCCCTCGTCTAGCATCCATCAACATGATGGCTTCTCGACCGCTTTCCTGATCATCAAAAATGCCCCATGTAGTGATGGCCGAGTAGTCCGCCGTTTCTTTCTTAGAGAACGCCGTATCGTACGCCTGCAGGATGTATTTTACCTTCGGAACATCCTCTTTCTCCCACATCCGCCACCATTCGCGCTTTACGATCGCAGACTCCGTGGAGGTCGGTTGCTGTTGCCACTGCGCAGACCATTTCGACACCGGCAGCGACGCCTTGATCGACAACATCGCCTCTTTAGTCCAGAACTCCGGCCACAGCACGTCGTCAGAAGGCAAAATTGCTGGAAATTCAACGACCTCCCATTGATCCGCCAATGGATCAGACGCCTGCTGCGCAATCAAACGACCCGTAAGGTCTTTCTTACCCCATCGGGTCATAACGAGGATAATGGACCCGCCCGGCTGCAGACGCTGCCGAGGACCTGAAGTATACCATTCGTACGCGTGGTCGAAGGCAGTCTCAGACAAAGCGTCTTGTTCAGAATGCGGGTCGTCAATAACGAACAGATCAGCACCGCGACCCGTTACGGCCGAACCAACACCAGCAGCATAATACTCACCGCCAGCGGTCGTCTGCCAGTTACCGGCACCCTTGTTGTCATCTTTAAGCTGGGTATTTGGAAAAACCTCTTGGTATAAAGGGTCATCCAACAAATCGCGCACCTTGCGCCCAAAACGCACTGCCAATTCCGTGTTGTGAGTCGCCTGAATGATTTTCAGCTTCGGATTACGTCCCAAAAACCACGCAGGCATCAGATATGACGCAAATTCGGACTTTGAGTTGTGGGTGACGACCATACCCTCTCCAACAAGAAAAAGCCCGTCTTCTCTAGCCACCCGTATGCATTGTGTCGGACCGCGCCTGTCGGTTTTACTCACTCGAACAAAGCGCCCCGCGGAAGAAGGTATCGTTCGGGAGCGTTTGCGAGGAAGCAAACAGCAATCCTTAGCGTAAAACGACACGCGATATGCGGGGCCGTAGCTGACACCATTGTTTTTTGCTTCCCAACTATGAAGGGTATTTTTTATGCCAAGAGACCAAAGCAATTTACGCACAGAATGTATAAAATCAGGGCATTTCTGTGTGAAAAAACACTGTCCTTCTTTGCTGACATTGCCATCGGAGTCTATCAGACCACGCAACAGGTCCATCCGCTGCTCAGCAGAAGACAGTAGGTAGGATTCCAGTATGCGCTTATCCCCAAGCAAGTTGAGGGTGTCTCGAAGAACAACTTTCAGGCCATCAACACCGAAGGTCTGAGGGGTAGTTCGATCCTTTGTCATGTAACCGCGCCGCTCGAACTCGGCTCGTATAAAAGCAGCGTCATCATCTGAAGCTGTAAATGTCGCTTGCAACGCGGCGCCGTCGCCCAACCATACACCCAATACATAGGGATCTACCGGTAGGTCGGCTTTCGGAAGGTCGATTGCGTTTGAATCTGGCAAGCGGGCCGCTCGAACATTGTTTACAGGAACGGCATCCTGTCGAATTTCGATATCTCCCGATCGCTTGCGGCGAATGATCGCCCCGTTCTCGCGAGCAAAAAGTTGTTCCGTCGTGTAATCGGCGTATTTGCTGTTCTTCCTATCGAGACGCACAGTCCAGATGTGCTCGCCATCGCAGGTAACCTCACACCCGTCATCGGTCGTCACAACAAACAGCTCTTGATCGTTGAATACCTCGGATTTACCCAACACCTCAGTCGGAAGTCCGTCAGGGCCGTATACAAAGTCCCCGGGCCGCAACGTCTCGATCGTCTTCCAACCGTCGGTAGTTAGAATTTTCTCTTCGATAGCTAGGGCGTGACGAGGCGGCATGTTGATAATCAACCGCTTAAGTTCACCTTTGGCGACACGCTCGAGTTTCTCCGCGATAATTCGGTGATGCCTACCCTCGATGAAATTCTCATATACGTGATGTGCGAACGGCATGAACTTCTGAGTAGCATGCTCACGTATCTCGAGCTTCTTCTTAGCTTCGGTAAGGCGAAGAATCTCCTTGAGGTCTTCCTCCGGCAGGTGCGTCAGGTCCATTTGTACAGTTCCCCAACACGCTTAAACCCGAGCTTCTGCGCGATCTTACCCGCCATCTCGTTATTCACACCTGAGTTCACGTCGAAATACACCGTGTCAGCACCCGCCATGCGCGCCCAGTCGCGATATATGCGCGCTAGACGATACCCGGTCCAACCGCCCCTGTACTTGGCCCGCACATACCACACGTGCATCGTTCCGTAACTGGTGTTGGAGAACATAGAGTCGTACACCGAGCCCAATAACACCCCTGCAAGCTCATCACCCGTGTCCGCAACCACCATCAACGTGGCCGGGTCGTCCAACATGCCCAACATCGTCTGAATCGAACGCTCCGGAGAGAACTCCTCAGTGCCCAGCTCACGCAAGCCCTCAGACACCAGCGAGATGCCCTGCGGCGTCAAGTCCGATGCTGTGGCCTCTCTGTAGATCACGCCAAGCTACCGATGCCCATGCGACTTAGAGCCTGTGACCCAACGCCTTGCTGTCCACGATCAATACTCGTGGGTAAGCTATCTGGCATCGATGGTGCCTGCGCAATACCAGAGGCATCAAGATACGCCGCGGCCTCACCAAGCGACTCCATGAACGTCGGCTTTTCTTCAGGTGCAACACCATCTATCAGGTCCTCGCTGACGTAACGAGCGGCCTCAGACTTGGTCATATCGCCGGACTGGATCGCCTCGAGCACTTGAGCCGTTGTGCCGGGGTCTCGATCACCAAGACCATATCGCGCACGTCTGGCTTCATATGTCATCTCGTATTCCGGACTAAGCGTCCCCTCAACCCCTTCCATTACAATTGGGACATAGTTTTGAGTCTCTTCAAAAGGCGGGATGCCACCGTATTTTTGAACAGCTCCCGGCCCTGCGTTGTAAGCTGCCGCAGCAAGAGACCAATCTCCAAATCGGTCATACTGCTGACGCAAATATCGCATTCCACCTTCGATATTCTGATAAGGATCACTTGGATCAACACCAAGTTCCTTGGCAGTTCCCGGCATGAGTTGGGCCATGCCAAGCGCTCCCTTTGGAGACACAGCACCTTGGTTAAAACCGCTTTCTTGTTTGACGAGATTAAGCGCCATTCGACGGGGAATGCCGTAGCGATCAGCTTGCTGAAGCAAATAATCATTGAGGTCCATAAACCAATCTCCTTAGCTTGCATGCACTATACAAGAAAAAGCCCCCACGGCAAACGCCATGGGGGCAGTCAAGGGAGGCAGTGTAACGCAGGTGGGCGTTACAGTGAGCTTAAGGCCGTGGGAGGACACCAGTCAAGCTCAGAACGTTCCCTTGAACCCTTTACCTGAGACCTGCGCCTTCACCTGACCTCCCTTGGAGAACATCGGCATGTCACCGGGGCTCTTTTTGAGTTTGGCACGGGAGGTGCGCTCTGCCATGCGGTCTCGGTTGTCATCGATCTTGTTGCGCTGGCTCTCCAGCTCCTGAAGACGCCCGGGGTTAGCAGCCTCGCGCTGCGACTGGCGGAACGCCTTACCCTGACGCTGCATCCAGTTCTTACCGCGCTCCATCAAGCCCGGGTCCTCTTTATCAGACACACCTGACGGTGCGTCTCGTGCGGTCAGGTAACCGATCTCTTTGTCGATCATGGAACGTCGCGCGTCCATGCGCTTCTTCGGGGATTGTCCTTTGGGCATCTCAGTTCTCCATGCCAAATAATGAACGGAAAAGCGCACCCACACCACGTTCTTTTTGTGGTGGTTTGCGCATCTGGGCTCTGGGGGGCTCGCCCCTGCGCGCAAGCTCTTCGATGGCGAGCTGTTCCAATACGTTCTGATATTGTTCAATACGTTCTTCCATAGGGATATTCATACCAGAGTTAAGATACTGTATGGTATGCTCCAAAGTTGCTTTTTCACCATCTGGACGATTCCAAGATGCTTCCGGATCGTCCTTCATTTCAATCATGGCTTCTTCAAAATCATAACCGGTTTTCGGAGGAAGGCGTTCTGCAAAAAGTCTCTCACGAAAATCTGGAAACTCATTTTGCAAAATGTCGTATCCAAGATGCCCAAACTCATGGGCTAGGACTGGATCGGCATAGTAATTCGGACCAATGCCAATCCCACCGGGCGGTATAAGATAATCAGATTCGTAATTTTCGAACGCTTCCACGCGTTCAGGCTCCATGGTGGCAAGAGACGCGGTGAGAGCAAGGGCCATTGGATCACTAAAATCATCCGATCCAAAACCTTTAGAAAAATGCATGCCGCTGTCAGGCATATACGGTAAATAATCTACGTTACGTAGACCCCCGCGCTCGCGCCAACCCAGCCGCGCAATAGGATTGTCCTCAAAATACGGATCAAGGTCTGCACGCGCCTCAAGAGAAGCAAAAGCCTCCGCCATCTCACGCTGACGAGCGCGCTCATCCGCCAGCTTGCGCTCTTCCGGTGTCTTGCGAGCAACTGGTCTGAGAGATTTCTT